CGAAAGAACAAGGCAAGAGATATAATATTTGGTGTGTAAATACAGGAATACCGCACTCAACCCAAGACAAAATCGCTTATGAGCATCCTGCAATATTCCCAGAAGTACTTGCTAATGACCATATAATAAGTTGGTCGAATGAAGGTGATTTGGTTTACGACCCTTTTATGGGAAGTGGAACGACAGCTAAAATGGCAATTTTAAATAATAGAAAATATATTGGTTCTGAAATTTCAGAAGAATATTGTAAGATTATCGAAACTCGTATTAAAGAGTGCGGTGGGCTTTTTTTAAATTCTTTTGAACCGAAATGTTAAATCGAAGCACAAATGTAGTGCTTGCGTATAACGTATGGTGCTATGAGAAGTAGCGGATTAGAATTACTAAACTTTCAATTTAAGACAAATGACAAATAGAATTACAGAACTTGAACCAAGCACAGAACCCGCTATTTCTTATAGCACGTGTTACCCGCAGTTTTTTCTCGGAGATATTCAGATTTACAACGGTAATAACATAGATGTTTTGCAAAATTTAGGGTTGGATTTATCGAAGTGTATTTTTGTAAGTGACCCACCATTTAATATTGGCTACCATTACGACCAATACAATGACAAAATGAATGAGGACGATTACTATAATTGGTTAGCTTATATTTTCGGCACACAAAAACAAGTGATTATTCATTATCCTGAATACTTGTATAAGCATAGTTTTAATATTGGTTTATTTCCTGACAAAGTAGTGAGTTGGGTTTATAATTCAAATACTGGCAAACAGCATAGAGATATTGCTTTTTTTGGAGTAAAGCCTGATTTTAGAAAAGTAGGACAAGATTATAAAAACCCAACTGACAAACGAATAGCTAAACGAATAGCTGATGGCAAAACAGCAAGGCTTTATGATTGGTGGGAAATAAACCAAGTAAAAAATGTTAGTGCCGAAAAGACAGCACATCCTTGTCAAATGCCGTTGAAAGTAATGGAAAATATTATTGGAGTTTTACCTGATGATTACATTATTATCGACCCATTTTTAGGAAGCGGAACAACTGCATTAGCTTGTCAAAAATACAACCGTAAATTTATTGGAATAGAATTAGACCCTAAATATTTTGAGATTGCAAAACAACGTATTTTCAATGCACAAGGGTTGTTCCAAAATTGCGGGTAACGTAACAAGTGCTTATGCAGTAAAAAAGGCTACTCGAAATTGAACTATGAAACACGAACAAAATTTTGTATTAAAAGCCGAAGGGCGGGTGATTTTTAGTCGAATCTTTCTCGGTGACTGCCTTGAGGTAATGTCAGAGATTGAAACAGGCAGTGTTGATATGGTTCTTTGTGACTTGCCTTACGGAACTACTCGATGTTCGTGGGATAGTGTTATCGACTTGCAAAAGCTGTGGCTACAATACAAACGAATAGTGAAACCAAATGGAGCTATCTTACTTTTTGCACAAAGCCCATTCGACAAAGTGTTAGGTGTAAGTAATCTTCCAATGTTGAAGTATGAATGGATATGGGAGAAAACTTCTGCCACAGGACACTTCAACGCAAAGAAGATGCCCTTGAAAGCCCATGAGAATATACTTGTTTTTTATAAAGAACTTCCAACATACAACTACATTAAAACAAGTGGGCATGTTAGAAAGACAGCTTACAAAAGGCAGACGTTAAACTCAGAAGTTTACAATGCAAATACTTCAGATACATTCTATGATTCAACTGACCGCTATCCAAGAAGCGTGATAAAATTTAAAAGCGACAAACAGACTGAGAATTTACACCCAACACAAAAACCCCTTGCGTTGTGTGAATACTTTATATCTACATATTCAAATGAAGGAGATACTATTCTTGATAACACGGCTGGTTCTGGAACTACTGGACTTGCTGCAAAAAAATTGAAACGAAATTCAATTTTAATCGAAAACAACAAGCTATATTATGAGAAATCAATCAGAAGAATTAAATAAACTATCTAATTTTTTAGAGGCTCAAATTGAAAAACTAAACCATGTAAAAAATATGGAACCAAAAAAAACTTTAGAACAATTTTCGGAGGAAATTTTAGAGGAATGTTTGTCTGGAACAAGTGTTTCAAACATCATGCACATGATAGATGTTTACAACGCTGACTTAATACATTTCAAGGATAGTTCCGTTGGTTTGTGGTGTATCGACAAAAACCCAAAAGAAGTAAGTAAAGAGTATATAGACAGAAACTGTTTTCAATTGTCCTAATGCGCGTGGGCGGCTTTTAATACAAAATTTTGATCACCGAACTACGCTATGAAACACAAAACGTCCCAGCCTTTTTTATTGCATAAGCACAGCGTTATAAGCTGTGCCATTGCGAAGGGTGGGGCGTTGCGTGAGCGTGGGAATGTGCGTACCTCCGGTGGCAGCATAAGCCTTGTGGGCCAATGGCATTGCTTATAATGAACAGGTGTATGTTGTCGTTTTGTGGCGAACTCACACTATCTTTGAAACACTGGCATTTTAAAAATAAAAATTAAAAAAGCGTGGCTTTAGATTTACGAAATTGTGATTGTATGAAACTCATGGCTGAGTATCCTGATAATCACTTTGACCTGGCTATCGTTGACCCTCCTTACGGAATTGATGCAGGTAAAATGACAATGGGTTCCGGTAAACATAAATTCAAAAAGAATAAGGATTGGGATTCTGGAATACCTGATAAAACATATTTTGACGAGCTATTTAGGGTTAGCAAAAATCAAATCATTTGGGGCGGCAATTACTTTACAGAATATCTGACACCTTCTCCTCACTGGTTACTTTGGGATAAAAAAAACCCTAACCTTTCATTTGCTGAAGGTGAGCTTGCATGGGTAAGACACGGGAAAAACCTAAGAATTTTTTATCATTATTCTGCCCAAGTTGAAGATGGTGGTAAAATACATCCAACACAAAAACCCGTTAAACTTTACAAGTGGATTTTGAAAAACTATGCTTCAGAAGGGTTTAAAATACTGGATACACATGGAGGAAGTATGTCTATTGCAATAGCTTGCCACGACTATAAATTTGATTTAACACTATCTGAGCGTGACACAGACCATTATAATGATGGCATGAAACGAGTATCTAACCACCTTGCACAAACTGTATTATTTTGAGTGCGGTGGGTTTTTAATTTTTATTTTTAAAATGCCTTCCACTGAACTATGATTAAAACACTACACTTCCCCGCCACAAAATGCAACATACACGTTGTTGTGTGCCGTTTTTTTGAATGTGCGTTGGGTGCATTCAAAGGCGGTGCGCGGTGGGTTTGTGAAGCTCCGGCTGGCAGCCTTTGCTCGCGGGAGGCTCAAAAATATGGCATACAATGTATCAAGTGTATATTTTAGTTGCGTATAAAATGAAACACACACTAATTTTGAAACACGATGGTAACACACAGAGAAAGTTTTGAAAGTGCAGATGATAGACAATTCGCTGATTACTTTATAGACAAAAATGGCTCACCCGTCAACCGTGACGAAAACGAGCAATTAAATATACATGTTGTTGTGCGGCCAGACCCGAACTGTCCAGATTGCAAAGGAAGTGGAGGAGTGCAGACAGGATTTGAAGAGTACAGCACTTGCCCGTGTGTACAAGGGGCTGGCTTACGTTGCACAGGCGCGTAGGTTTGCCGCGTGGCGCGTTTGGTTTGCGCTGGCTCTGCCGGAAGCGGCAATTCGTAAGCAAGTGCAATGGCGCACAATGTATCAAGTGTATATGACGTAAAAAAGGCGAACACGAACCGACCTATGGAATACGAACTTAAAACTTTTAAAAAAAATGCGAAGCGGGGGAATTGAATTACTGAATTGTGATTGTGTGGCTTATATGTCAGGGATTGACGATAAGTTCTTTGACCTTGCAATAGTTGACCCGCCTTATGGGATTGGATTTGATGGACACGACCAAATAATAGGTAAAAAAGGGAATGATAAAGGTTTTAGTAGCAAGAAACTTTATGATATTAAAGAATGGGATAAAGACAGACCAACTATTGAATATTTTACCGAATTGAAAAGAGTATCTAAAAATCAAATCATTTGGGGTGGAAATTATTTTGCTGATTTGTTACAACCAACTAAAGGGTGGATTTATTGGGATAAAAAGCCAAACGGAGAAAACTTGACTTTTTCAGATGGTGAACTTGCTTGGACAAGTTTTAATAAACCATTAAAGGCTTTTAGTTATGGATGGATAGGATTTGGAATGCTAAATAGTGGAGAAAGAAAAATACACCCAACCCAAAAGCCTGTAACATTATATGAATGGATATTACAGAAATACGCACAACCAAATGATTTGATTTTAGATACTCATTTAGGAAGTGGAAGTAGTAGGATTGCAGCGTATAAAGGTGGGTTTAACTTTGTTGGATTTGAAATAGACCAAGAATATTATGAGAAACAAGAAAAGCGTTTTAATGACTTTAAATCACAATTACGGTTGTTTTAGCGGAGTCGCTGGCATTGCTGGTAACGGCCTGATTTGTGAAACTTTATTTGAGCCGTCCGATGCAAACCGTGCGGCTTTTTTATAATAAAAAACCCGCACGGCGTTAAACCGTGCGGGTAAACAAAACCTGCTAAAAATGAAAACAAAACAAAATGAAAGTGAGGCGGCACGACATTACGCACCACCTCACACCCAGTTACATATTTTACACTGCAAAGATAGTGCTTTATTTTGGAATCGAGTTAAGTCGTGGCGGTTGC